ATCTAGTTCCTGGATTAAAAATAAACCTTCACTATTTTCAAGTAGTGCAAGATCTGTTTCACCATTTGTTGAAGTTACATATTCACATTTTAAAATTTCTCTAGTTTCATATTTTGAAGCTGATGGACGTAAAACATTTTCAAATGGATATTCGATAGAAGGATCTACCGTTGTAATTTCAATGGGTTCCAAATCAATGTATTCATTTGGATTACCATAAATGTCATTTGATAAAACTTTTCTAATTAATGATTTAACTTTTCTTCTTGGAATTTGATCGCTCTTTAATTTTCTTACACCCTCTAATACTTCTCCAGGTGAAAATACACCAACTGTATTATAAAGAGTTAGTTCTCCAGTTCCAGCATTCCAATATTTTACAAATCCAAATGCTCCAGAAGTTTGTCCAATTACTTTCTGTTCTTGAACAAACTCTTTCTCATATACTTCTAATATTACTTGGCCCTTATAATTTTTTCCTCTATTTACAATAGTGAGACCGTCAGGTGGAATTCTTCCTCCGTAAGGACTATCAACAATATTGTTCACGATTACCGAAGCATTTTCTCCATTTCCAACTACATTTACAAGTGGATATGAAGATGGTTCTAAATTAAATCCGTAATTAGTTGTTGGGGCTTGACCAGGAATATCATTGTTAATAATTTCATATCCTAGTGTATTCTGATCACTTGAACCAATTTTTCCACTGAATACATTAACTCTAATTTTTGGTCCTACTCCAGCATTCTCTACTTTTAGTTTTACATACTTTTGATTAAAAAGAATTCTAAAAAGAAATTTGTGTGACCTAGGTGTTCCCTTTGATAAATAAAACTCTTTAATATTTTTGAATAAAACTCTTAGATTTAAATCTGATGGTAGATCTTGTGGAAAACCTGGTAGGACTTCATTCTTAAATCTAGTAATAAATTCTGTAGTGAAAATATAAGCTAAATTAATAACTTGTGCATTTTTTGCATGGATAGCAGGAACTGAATCGCTAAATGTTACATCTCCAGTTGTCCTGTTATAATCGGTAATTGCACTGGAACCTCTTACACATCCTGTAAAAGAAGTTCTAGTTTTTTCTTTATAGAAAATAATTTCATTATCAATTTTAATATAACCATTTGTATGTGGAAATCCAACAGTGCTGATTACGTTAATTGTGTCTAATGAAACATCCAACTTAGTAGTAATACTAGTTGATTTTACTAAGTCTTTTGGTGTATAATTTTGTATATTGTAATATTCTAGTAAATTATCAACCAAATCTAAAGAACTGTACTTACTTTCTAAAGACTCATAATAGTTCTTTAGAAATTTTGCAAACAGGGGATATGTCTCCGAAATATATTCGGGGATTCTTTCGTCAATTCTTGAGGATACTTTTCCTAGAGTAGTAGTCATATTTACCTATATTAGCAGTTATCTAATGGTAGTCCTGGATCTAAATCTTTTATTGTAATAATTGGATTTGTAGCATCTACAAAACCACAATCTTTACTATTAAGTTCGATAATCTTATCATATGTACCACCTTTACCATCTGCATAAACACCCCACTTATTGAATCCCTTGCAGTATTCGTTTAGAAGTGTTCCAGCATTAGGATAAATTGGGTCTCCACCAAAACCACAAGAAGAACTATTTTGTTTAATTAGTTTGGTGTATGTTCCACCAGTAGAATTGGTGAAAGTTCCATATTCATCAAATCCTAAACAATATGTACTAATTAATTGTTCACTTAATGGTGTTTCATCATCACCAATTTCATCTGTAGGATAATCTAGTATTATTTCTTCATCACCATCATAATCATCTTCTGGAATAATTTCCAAACCACAAATTTCAACATCAATTAGTGTATCATTTGGAAATCCTATAAATTCTGGTTCGGAAGGTACAACTGTAATATTTATTATCTGTTCAGAAGGGAGATTTAAAGTAAATTCCAAACATCCTGTTTTGTAATCAATAGTTCCGACGACTCCTAAAATTACATATTTTTTAAATGTAGCATCGTATCTTCTTAAAATTAATGAACCATTTGCATTATCAGTGATGTGTACTTTATATGATCTCCCAACATGATCGAACCCTGTCGTTGTTGCTGAAATAAGGTTACACTTTCCTGGAGAAATAGGTGTTGTAGTTACAGACCCATTTCCAATTGGAGTTCCAAAACAAATGATATATTTTCTATTTCCAGCTGTTCCTGTCAATCTATATTTCAAAACTGGTCTTGAAATTGCAGTAGAAATAGAACCTTCAGAATTTAGAATATCTCTTCTCAATGAAGTCTGTGAATATTTTGAACCAAATCCTGTTGTATCATCACCAGATCCAAAAGTAGAAACAATTTGTCTTACTGTATTTCCAATATCAGCCTGTGACAAATTAGTTTTTGAAGTATTATATAATATTTTAAGATAAATGCAAATTCTGACTACAAATGGATCTAAAATTGTTGGAAATACCGCACCAACAATATAAGCTCTTAATTTTTTAGTTATGGTATCTTTTACAGCAGCAGATAATATATCACCAAACTTTGGTTGAATTGTAATGAATACTTTACCATACTGGGGAGGATTCAGAGTTTCACCACCAACAACTCTAAGAGCTTTAATATTTGGGTAAATACTCCTGATAATAGATTCGTAATCAGCAGCAGTTACAGCTCTGTCTTGACTGCTATAATATCTTGGTGCATTATATTTGATTGATTTAATACTTTCAAATTCTGATCCATTAGAAGATGATGTTACTAAGGGAGTAACTTGAACACTTTTTGATGATACTACAGTTGGTTTAGTATTATAGATAGATGCAACCGAACCAACAAAAATAAAGTTTTTAATACTATTTGCTTTTGACCCGTTAGTAATCAAATAACGAATATCTATTTGCTCACCATTTTTTACTGCTCTTCCAAGAATATCATCACCAAATATAATTTCATATTTTTGATCTTGAACTTCTTCTACGAAGAAAATCTTACTTGATGGCGTCAAATCAATAATTGTTTCTGATCTAGTATGAGTAATTCCATTTACCTTCACAGATATTTGACTTGAATCAATTAAACTATTTGGTATTATAAATCTTTGATTTTCATCTTTTAAATCTACAATGTATGATGTATCAAATAAATTTCCTTCATATAGTTCAATATTTTTAAAAGTTGCAGTATTATCTTTAATATTTGCTCTTTTGGTTTCTAGTAAATTAAATTTATAAGTTTTGTTGTTTAAGACACTAGACAATACTGGACCCGCATCTATTTGAACGTAATCTCCAGTTACATCATTTACTGTAATATTAATCTTCATACATGCTGCAGTATAAGACTTTGGATTGTATCCAAGTCTATTTGCAAGTGCAACAACATTATCACGTATAACAGCCGTATCAATATTCAACTCATTTGCAACCATGTTGATGTTATAGGATTGCAAATGAGCATTATATGCTAAAAGATCCAATAGAACCGATATATTCGATCCTTCATAATCGAAAGAATTAAAATCTGAATTGTTTCGTAAGTAATTCCGTAAAATGTACTTAATTTCTTTTGGATCTAACGGTGAAATTGGTGAAGACATCTTTTAACTTTCTCTTACTAGTAAATACGATAATTTTTGTATTACTTCATTACCAACAATTGTATATTCAATGACTATTTCTATATCATTTAAATCATTATCACGAAGAATATCTATTGATGTTAAAGAAATTCTTGGTTCAAAAGCTTTTAAAATATTTTCTATTTCACTAATAACTGAATTTACTTCTGGATACTCAGTTTCAAACAATTGAGAAGTAATTCTAGTCCCAACAAATTTATTAAATGGTCTTTCATTAATCGCAATTGCAATTAAATTTCTAACAGAAGCTTTAATTGCATCTTCATTCTTTAGAACATTAATGTCATTTGTGCTTGGATTACGTGTAAACGCGAAGCTAATATCCTTAAAACTTTTGGATACGTCTCCTAATTTAGTTTTGGCTGAATACCTTGGCATTTAAAAATTTACACTTTATCTAATATAGTATATATGTGAGTTTTTAATCAGTGCCAACGTTCTACATAGTCATCAAAACCATTTTTTCCACCACAATGACGAGAATATCTATCCTCTGGTGGTTGATTTTTTTGTTTTTTTTCTGATTCGGGGTAATAATCGGTTATTAATTTTGTGGTTCCCCACATTTCTTTCATGTAATTTACATCTCTATCTGGATTTGGTTTGATTGCCATCTGTTTTTCTCCAAAAAAGGTTGAAACAGAACTTTTTACGGGGTTGCTATCCCGTTAATCTATATAAAATCCTTTTCTCAAATAATCTTCATCTTCAATATATCTATACTCATCATCAATATCTACTTTTTCATCTTTCCATACT